ACGCTACCAAGGTGGTGTATATGATTTTGAATTAGCAAATGTAAGTACAGCCTTATTTAATAAATATAAAGATAAACTTATTACTGTTGGATCTACTGTTCCCGGAAGTGACGACCATAAAGAAGCTAAAAAATGGATTGATTCTTACACTGATGTAGGTTCTGAAAGTACCTTTGGTGTAGGTATGACTAAATCTCCAGAGTGGTTATCGTTGAATGATAGTTTATCTGAGTTGTATTTTAGAACTTACAAGAACACATTATATAGAAATGGTCAAAAGGTAGCTACTGAAGATCAAGCAGATAAAGCAGCAAAAGCAGCAATACAAGCAGCAATAAAAGATCCGCTAACACTAAAGCAAATGATGAGCACAGATTTCACGGATGACGGTGATGAAACTTACAACCGTACGATGGGAGTATCTATGACTCAAGCTGGTGGTGGAAAGTGGAGAACAAATAAAATTACATCTAATCAAGAAGTAGATGCTGGTTTAGTTGCGTGGTATAACACACCTCTTAAGCAAGCTAAAGACATACCTAGCTACTACAAAGATTTAGCACAAAGAATGGGAATTAACCCTGTTGATTTAGCTAACTCTCAAGTTGGGTATCTTGTAGACGAAGACGTAAAAGTAGATAAAGAAAAAGAAAAATATAATCAAGAGATTTTAACTCTCATATATAAACATCCAACTCGTGAAAAGATTGCAAGAGCAAGACTCTTGGCAGAAGGAGCTGGAGATCAAAATTTAACAACATCAATTTTCAATAAAAATGGCTTAATGATAACGGACGAGTAACTGCGGTTTACTTGCCGTTTCTTAGGCAATAATTACCGTGGTAACTATGGAAGATGAAATGAATCTCGAGATAGGATTATCTGGAGATGGACTAAGTGAAGAAGAGACTGCTGCGGCAGTCCAAAATATGCAAGAGGCAGAACAAGAGCGTGCCCAGTTAAGAGAACAAAACGCTCAAATAGAAGAACAGAAAGCTGAAGCTGCAAAACCTGAAGGAGCTAACTTAGGTGACTATATAGCTGATACTGTCAAAGCTCCATTAGCTGGTGCAAGAGATGGTGTGGCTAACATCATCACAGCTCCAGAAAGAGTTATTGATTTTATCTCTGGAGAAATGCAGGAAGAAGCTGAAACTGATGAAGGTTATCAAACTGAGTGGGATTCATTACTATATGGAGAAAATGATCCATTAGAAACTAAAACTTGGTGGGGTGGTCTAATTAGAACAGGTGCAGAAGTTGCGACTACTCTAGGTTTAACAGGTGGTTTTGGAAGTGTCGGTAAAGTTGGAAAAGGTCTGACCTTTATGCAAAGTCTAAAAACTGGTGCTGTAACTGGTGCAAGATTTGACCTATTAGATAAAGACTCACAAGACGATAATATCTCTGGAATGTTAAAGGATAAGTTTCCTTTACTAGATACACCACTTGCTACACGAGATGAAGACAGTCCAATAATGAAGACTGTTAAAAATGTAGTTGAGGGTATGTTTCTTGGAGGTGTGTTTGACAGCGTTCTATACGGAATATCTAAAAATAAAGAAGGAATTAAAGAAGTAATTCAATCTAGAAAAAAAAGTGTCAAGTCACAACAACTAGAAGAAGCTGCTACTCAGATGAAAGAACCCGGATTTAGAGCAAGTAAGAATCCAAAACTAGCTAACAAATCACAAGGTGGTACTACTTCATTAGAAACAGCTCCAGCTCTAAACAAAGCTAGAAAACAAAAGAAAACACAACTAGGTTCTGAAGAAGGAAGTATTGGTTCTGCACTATCTAACACCGAGGTAACTGCACTTACTAAAGGAACTAAAGAATCTAGAAAAGTTATAGAAAAAGTATTACGTAGATTTAGAAGTCAAGGTTATATCAAGCAGTTAAACGAGACTGCTGCAAGACAAGGTAAAACTCTGGAACAAATGATGACAGAAGACCTTGATACTTACAAAGCAATCTTTGAAGGAAGAAATACTTCTGACTTTACTCCTGAAGAGTTTTGGAAGGATATTAGTAAAGAGAGATTTGAACGAAAGAGTGGAAAGAAAGTTTTATATTCCTATGTATCTAGTGAATATGCTGATGCTATAGACATGATTAATGCTTCTTTATTCAATGAGATTAGGGATGCAGGAGTTACAGCTAGAGAATTAGCAGATGTATTTGACATAAAAGATATTGACGGTCCAGCTCAACAGATGGTTAAAAAACTAATTGCTGGTTTGCAAATGAGGAAATTAGCTAGTTCAGACATATCTCAACAACTTAAACAGTTTGGAAAAATGAGGGGTAAAAGAGTTACTCCAAAACTTCAAGCTGAAATGATAGACAAACAAGTGCAAGAAAGTATTGATGCTTTCCGTATGGCTTTAGATATGACTACAGAAGATGGTGGAGACGAAGTATTTAAAGCTATGTTCGAGGGTATCTCTATGGCTAAAGATATTCATACACTCGATGACCTTGATGCTTTTATGAGAGTCAAGATGAGAGGTGGTGAATGGGGTGGAGATCCTAAAAAGACTGGTGCATTTTTAAGAGAGATGGGATCTATGTTTACTCATAGTGTTTTATCTGGACCTAAAACAGCAGTTCGAGCAATCTTAGGTACATCAACTGCAACCTTTACTCGCCCTATGTCTATGGCTTTAGGTGGTTTGATGAAAGGTGATGGGACAACTATGAGAGCTGGTTTAGCATCACTAAATGCTATGCGTGAAGCAATTCCAGAATCTTTTGAATTATTTAAAAGAAAGCTAAATTCTTATTGGGCTGGTGATATTTCTACGATGAAAACTAGATATGTAGAAAGAAGTAAAATGGATGACCAATGGGCTATGTATGGTCATTGGGCAGAGAGCAGAGGTGATGTAACTGATAAGATTTTATATCGTACAGCTAACACCGTAAGAGCTTTAAATGACAATAGTTTCTTAACCTACTCAACTAAAATCATGGCATCTACTGATGATGCGTTTGCATTAATTATTGGTAGAGCTAGAGCTAGAGAGAAAGCATTCTTGAAAGCAGCAGAATTATTGCCTGATGGTAATTTTCAAAACCTAGATGCTAAGTTTTTTAGACAGTACGAAGATAATTTTAATAAAGAAATCTTTGATGCTAACGGTAATATCACAGATAAAGCTGCTGAATTTAGTAGAAAAGAAGCTACTCTTACTCAAGACTTAACAGGCTTTTCCCAGAAACTTGGTGAAGCATTTAACGAAGCACCTTGGGCTAGACCTTTCTTCCTATTCGCTAGAACAGGTATTAACGGATTAGCTTTGACTGCAAAGCATACTCCCGGATTTAACTTCTTAGTAAAAGAATTTAATCAGATAGCAAAAGCAAAACCCGGAGATAATCTTTCATCACTAGGTAAATACGGCATATATAATACTCGCGATCTTATGACTGCTAAAGCCGTACAGAATGGCAGATTAGCTATGGGTACAGCAGCATTAAGTATGGCAAGTATGGCATATCTAAGTGGTGGATTACATGGTAATGGACCAACAGATAGAAAACAAAGACAAGCATGGTTAGACATGGGATGGAAACCAAGAACAATTAAAATTGGCAATGTCTGGGTTAACTATGATGCCTTTGAACCTTACAACCAAATTCTTGCATTAGTAGGAGACATAGGAGATCACCAACAGTTAATGGGTGAAGAGTGGGCTGAAGATAGACTATCTAAATTAGCAATGGCGTTAGCTGGTACTGCTACAAGTAAATCTTACTTAGCTGGATTACAGTCATTTGTAGATTTATTTTCAGGTGCTCCCGGACAACAAGAAAGAATCATTGCTTCATTAATGAACAATACTCTTCCATTATCTAGTCTTAGAAATGAGATAGGTAAAGTCCTTACACCTTATACAAGAGAACTAGGTTCTGACATAAATGACTCTATTAGAAATAGAAACTTAATAACTGAAAATATTGCAGCAGATCCACTACCAATTAAATACGACATTTTAAATGGCAGACCAATTAAAGATCACAACTTTATTACTCGTATGTTTAATGCGGTTTCACCTATCAATTTCAATATAGATTACACACCCGGAAGAGAGTTGCTATTTAATAGTGGCTACGATATGAGAACTTCTACATATTCAGCTCCAGATGGAACAGATCTATCTGACAGTCCAAAAGTCAGGTCAATGTTTCAAAAGGCTATAGGTGAGCAAAACCTAGAAAAACTTTTTGACGAGATGGCAAAAGAGGAATCAATACAAATTTCTCTAGCTGAAATGAATTACTACAGAAAAAATGGAATGAGCGATGTAGACCCGAAATCATTCCCACACTATAAAAGGATTGCAAAAGCATTTGACAGAGCTAAGAAAAAAGCTTGGGCAAGTCTTAAAAATGATAACGACGTACAGAAGTTATTAATAGAAGAAAGAAATCAAAAATTAAAAAATAGAAAAGCAAACAGAGGCACGATAGAAAAAATCTTAGAGATGCCTAAATAAATCCGCCCGTCAAACTATCTATAGATAAATGGCGACAACCGAAGAATTTAAGAACGGTGGGAGTACCTCCTACCCGTTTTCAATTGAATACATAAAAGCCAGTGACATTAAAATTAAAGTTGATGGAACTGCACTAACTTATACAACAAACGCATCCCCAGCATCAGGTCAGTACAAAGTAGTTTCTACTACTGCTACTCTTGGAGCTACTGCCGCAGCCGGTTCAGGGAATGTCCATATATATAGAGAAACTGATTTAGATACAGCAGCCGCAACATTTGCTGCTGGTTCCTCTATCAGAGCTGCTGACTTAAATGCTTGCCATGATTTGGTGAGACTAGCAAGTCAAGAACAGAATCAAAAAGTACTAACTACAGATCTTGTTGACTCTGTAATTACAACTGCAAAGATTGCAGATGGAACTATTGTTGATGCTGATATAAGCGGAAGTGCTGCTATAGCACAAAGCAAAATTGCTACAGGGACTTTACCAAGTGGCGTACAAGTTGCCAGCGCAAACATAGTTGACGGGTCAATTGTTAATGCTGATGTTAATAACTCAGCAGCTATAGATGGTACAAAGATTTCACCTAACTTTGGTTCACAAGTTGTACAAACAACTGGAAACATAGTTGTTGGTGGAACTGTTGATGGAAGAGATATAGCAACTGACGGTACAAAACTTGACGGTATTGAAGCTTCGGCAACAATAGATCAGACAGCAGCAGAAATAAAAACATTACTACAGTCAGATAAATTAACTGATAGTGAGATAGCTACAGGAACTTTAGACAACAGGTACTACACAGAAACTCAACTTGATGGTGGTTCTCTAGATACTAGGTACTACACCGAGACTGAGTTAAATAATGGACAATTAGATAACAGATATTTTACCGAAACAGAAATAGCTAACGGTGCTGCTGATACTAGGTATTACACAGAAACAGAACTAAATGCTGGTCAACTAGACAACAGGTACTACACAGAGACAGAAGCTGAAGCTTTATTTCTTAGACAGGATTCTTCAGAAACTATTGCTAGTGGAGTTACATGGTCTAATGCAGATGACAAAGTAGCAACTACTGCTGCTATCAATGCAAGAATAATTGACCTAGTTGACGATATAGGTGGTTTCACTGTTATTGCTAACGAGACAAGTTTTCCAAATACAAACCCTCAAGGTAGTACTGGACAAGCGGCAATAATGAGTATTGGTGCTTTGTCTCAGGCGTACACACCTAGTGGTACTACTGTAAGTATTACTAATGGAACAGTTGGAAATAGCACAGTAACTATTACTGGAGTCCCTTCTGTATTACCTGTAGGATTTGGAATATTAGTTGAATCTACATCAACACTTAATACATATACTTTTCACAGATTAGTTCCTAAAGCTACTGAGGTTACAACAGTTGCTGGCAGTATTACCAACATTAATAACTGTGGTAATAATTTAGCTGATATTGAAAACTTTGCTGATTTATACCAAATAAGTACTTCAGCACCTACAACTAGAGCTGATGGTACAGCTTTAACTACTGGTGATTTGTGGTTTGATAGTTCTTCTAACCAAGTGATGATGGTTTATGACGGCTCTTCAGGAGACGGCTTTTCACCTATCACACCTGACCAAGCTACTATCACAGCTATAAACAGTGTTTCTGGACAAGTTACTTTTACAGAAGATTTAGGTCTTATAACCAACGCAGTTAATACTGGATCAGGAAATAACTCTATTAATACTGTTGGTGCCAATATTGCGTCTGTTAACACAACAGCCGGAAGTATTGCCAACGTTAATACAGTTGCAACAAACATCGCGAATGTTAATACTACTGCTGGTTCTATTGCCAACGTCAATAATGTTGGAGCTTCAATAGCTGACGTTAATAGATATGCAGATGAGTACACCATACAAAGTAGTAATCCATCATCTCCACAAGCTGGAGATCTTTGGTTTAGTACAACAGCTAACGTACTTAACTTTTATAACGGCACTGCTTGGGTAGGAATAGCTCCCGGTATTTCTGGATTAATAAATGACGCTAACCCTGCGTTAGCTAATCATCTTGACTGTAACGATAAGAACCTTACTGAGGTAGGGACAGTCAGTGGAAACAATTTACAACTCGATTTCGGTACACTTTAAATGGCAAAATTATTAAAACTAAGGCGTGGTACTACAACGCAGCACGCATCATTTACTGGTGCCGAAGGCGAAGTAACCATAGATACAGATAAAGACACAGCCGTCGTACATGACGGTTCAACACAAGCTGGTAAACCTCTTCTTAGAGAGGACATGTCTAACCTTCCAGCAGGAACAATAGACAATGCAGACGTTAACGCATCTGCTGCAATATCTGGAACAAAGATAGCTCCTGATTTTGGAAGTCAAGATATAACAACTACAGGTAAAATCAAATTTGCAAACGTCTATAGCACTGAAGGTGACTTACCTAGTGCAAGTACTTACCACGGTATGTTTGCTCATGTACATGGTACAGGACTAGCTTACTTTGCTCATGGTGGTAACTGGATAAAATTAGCTCCGTTAAATGCACCTGATTTTACAGGTGGTATTGACGTAAATGGAAACATTACAGCTACAGGAACAGTTGACGGTAGAGACGTAGCTGCTGACGGTACTAAATTAGACGGAATTGAATCTTCAGCTACCGCAGATCAAACTGCTGCTGAGATAAGAACACTTGTTGAATCAGCTTCTGACAGTAACGTTTTTACTGACGCTGATCATACAAAACTAAACGGCATTGAAGCGTCAGCTACTGCCGATCAGACTAAATCAGATATTGATGGACTAAACATTAATGCTGACCAAGTTGATGGTATGCACGCTAATGAATTTTTAGCTGTTGCTGGTGACACAGCTACTGGAGACATCACATTTTCTGGTGGTGCTGGTGCTGTAACTGTTTCTGGTGGTAGTGATATTCGTATTGCTGGTGGTTCTTGGACAGGAGATTATACAACTGGTATAAAAATACAACCTACAGCTAATGATTCATATTTTCAATATCAGGGTAACTTGGAATTTAGAAAGGCGAATGGTAATAGTGCTGTAAATATATCCCAAAGTGGTGACATAACTGCTGTTGGTAACGTAACAGCTTACTCTGACGCAAGACTAAAAACAGATATTTCTACTATTAATGATGCTCTTGGTATCGTAGGAAAACTACGTGGTGTTTCTTATAAATGGATTGCTACAGATAAACCTTCTATTGGTGTTATTGCACAAGAAGTAGAAGAAGTAATACCAGAAGTTGTTTTAAATAATAGACAAACAAATCCATCTACTGGAGAGACAACAGAAATAAAATCAGTTGACTACGGAAAAATCGTTGGTGTATTAATCAACGCTATTAATGAACTTAAAGCTGAAGTTGACGAACTAAAACCTAAAAAGAAAGGAGGTAAGTAATGGCTTGCCCTTCAAGTGGAGCTATTACCATACAAGATTTAGTCAATGAGTTTGGGGGTTCAGCCCCTCACTCCATGTCTGAATACTATAGAAATGGTGGAGAAGTTCCCGGAAATAATACTAACGTTCCTACATCTGGAGCAATTTCACTACAAAACTTTTACTCTGCTGTAAACGAAATACAACAATCCTATAGTTCTACTAATACAAACCTTAACTTAGCTACTGTATTTGGTTCTAACTGGGGGACTGCTGTACCTAAACGAGTCATTATTAATAGTAGTGCAGTTATAGGTGCTACTGGTAGTAACGCTGCTATCAACGTACCATCTGGTATGGGTGGTACTTTAATTATTGATAATAGTGGTTCTATACAAGGTTATGGTGGATCAGCTAACGGTGGAACTGGAGGTAATGCTATTCATTGTACCCAAACATCTGGAGTCACTATAAACAATCTTTCTGGAGCTTCCATCAAAGCTGGTGGCGGCGGTGGCGGTCTAGGTGGTAATGGTGGTTCCGGAGGTACTGGAGGTACTGGAGGCACTGGAGGTCAAGGTAGGTACACATATAACGCAATCTACTTTAATCAAAACGATGGCATTATGGGCTGTACTGCTGGTAGCTACCACAACTTATACGGAAGGTGTAATCACTATAACGGTTGGACCTCTAAGGGTGCTGGTCATTTATGGAGCAGCCGAACAGGTAACTATGCATCATGTAACTTATTGTCTACAGATGGCGATTACTACTATGGTGGCTGGTGTACAGCGTATGGCTATTACGCCGGTGGCTCAGGTGGCTCAGGTGGATCTGGCGGATCTGGCGGTAGCGGTGGAAATGGCGGTGTAGGTCAAGGATATAACCAATCTAACGCTTCAGGTTCTGGAGGTGCTTCAGGTTCTGGAGGAAATAGCGGTGCCGGTGGTTCTGGAGGTGCTGGCTCAGGAGCTGGTGCTGGAGGACAAGGCGGAACTGGTGGAACTGGAGGGTCTGGCGGAACGGGCGGAGCTGGAGGAGCATTTGGTGCTTCAGGTTCTAATGGTTCTAATGGTAATTCTGGAAATACCGGTGCTACTGGAAACACAGGAGCTAACGGAAACTATTCAAACGGATCTGGAGGATCTGGAGGATCTGGTGGTGGTAGTGTTGGTTCTGGTTCATCTGGAGGTGCTGCTGGTTATTACATCTACAACCGTGCCTCAATTACATTCAACAATAGCGGCTCAGTCGCTGGACAATAATTATGAAATTTAAAGTAACAGCAAAATCACAAGATTCTGTATCAATAACATTTGACGATGGCTCACATGCTGTAGTCCCTGTTTTTAAAGGACAGACAAAAAACGACATTATTGATGCTGTTTCCAACTATAACAACAATCCTTTTTTCGATAATGCTAATGACGTTCCTATTAATGTTGATGAGGAAATAGAAGTTGCAGAACCTGTAGAGGAAACTGTTGACTACAGATATGCAAGAAGGCAACACTACCCTGACATTGGTAGGCAGCTCGATGCACTTTATTGGAAAAGAGAGGGTGATGATACCCAAGAAAAGAAATTAGATGCTGAAATAAAATTGGTTAAAGATACAATTCCAAAAAGTGGAACATACAAAATATCCGAAGTTAAAACTTTATTAGATTAATGCCTATACCCACCTATTTTAAAAGCCCTTTTATAAAGACAACAGATATAGTCTTTAGAAGAGTAGATATTTATGAACGTATAAATATGAATGATTTAATTATTGTTCCGTTTAGACATATAAATATTAAAAAAAGTTATATAAATAAAAAGAAAATAGTATCAGCAGATACTAGATATCCCGGCATTGTATATAGATCTAAACTTAATCCTTTAGTAGACGAAAGTGTAACAAAAAATTATTGCATATTTGATGGGACACATAGATTATTGAACATGATTCAAGAAGGTTTAACAGCTAATGTTTTTTACCTTTTAACACCAAAACATTTTGAAGGATTAACAGAATATCCGCTTCATTTCACACAAACAAGGTTACGAATACCGGGATGTGGAGGATGTATGGAATGAGATACTTATATGATGATTTTCTGACTACAGAAGATTTTACACAGATTCGTGATCGAATCACGAATGAATCATTCCCGTGGTACGCTCGCAAAGGAGCAGCGTCACCGGAAGATAATAGACCGGCTTTCTCTAACGTATTATGTGGTGAATTTGGACCAACATGTAAAGACTTTGAACTTGTAGTTCCTTTATTAAGACGACTAGATTGTTATTCTACTCTTCGTATAAAAGCTAATTTAGACTTAAAACATGAAAAGGGTAAAGTATTAGATCCAGAAAGTTTTCATACAGACCTTGAAATACATGGAAAGGGTTTGTGGTCAATGGTTTTTTATCTAAACGACTGCAATGGTGCGACACTGTTTGAAGAAGATACTGTTCCTGTTAAATCTAAAGCAAACAGAGCTGTTATTTTTCCAACTCACTTAAGACATACAGGTTGCCACCAAACTGACACTCTTTTCAGATATGTTATTAATGTAATTTTTTTAGCTGAAAAAATACCGACTAAAGGTAAAAAGTTTTAGATGGAAATACCCACTATAGTATTACCACCAATTGAAACAATAGAAACAATATCAATACCTTTACCTACAGCAGACGTTCCTTCTTATATTCCTATGGTTGTACCTCCTAGTGATTTACAAGCAGAGGAAGAACCAGAAGGATCAGCGTCTGAAGAAACCGATCAACCCGGAATGAGAAAGGTAGACATACCTTTTACAAATCAACAGATGCCTGTACCTGAGACTGAGATCTTAGTAACGGCAACAACTACTGCGGTTGTTTCTGTGGCTGCCACTCTTACAGCTACAGCAGCATTTAAATATGTAGTGACTGCAATGAAACCAATACTTAAAACTACATGGAAGAAGATAAGCCAGTCAAAGAAAAAAGTTTCTTAGGCAAAGTAAGAGATATAGCTGAAGATAAAGAACATCAAATTGAATTTCTGGGAACTGTAGTCAGACTAGGCGTTGTTGTCTGGTCTGGTTTTATTATCACTCTTAACTACGTTGAGATACCAATGGTGAAGAAATCTGGTAACTCAGATATCACTTTTGTCGCAAGCGTATTTACGGGAGCCCTAGCCACATTCGGCTTGACAACTGGAAAAAATGGCAATGGTAAACCTACTACTTGCCCAATGATGAAAAAAGACAAACCAAAAGTATGAAAAAACTAATCATACTCTTAGCATTGTTATCGCCCGCAATAGTAAGAGCTAATACCGTCACTCCCCAATTCACAACTGGAAATATGACCTCAACCACAGTTACCACTCAGACTATTAAAGAAGTGGTGGCAAAGGAAGTCATGGGAGCTGCGGTTAAATCTTGGTCTGGGACTAATGTAACTGCTTCATCAGATATAGCTGGTACAGGTACAACATTCTCAATTAAAGATGACACCAAAGCTTGGCAGTTGGAAACAACTACTAGAGCTGCTGGAATTATAGAAAAATGGGATATAGAAACCGACTATACAATAAACTCCACTACAAATTCCTTCTCTGTCTTCTCACAATAGGCAGTCCGGTATTTGCTGAAGGAGATACCAATAATAATTCGAATCCAGTCGCCGCTGCGACCGGAAACGTCACAAATCAGGCTGTGCAATTTCAGAACAATGGAGCACCCTCGAGACAGCAGTATTCGCAAGGGAACTCGTGTAATGGAAGCACTATGACGTTTAGCCCGTTTTATATGGGCAACGATGTACAACCTGAAACTGAAGACGGTTACGTAATTAATGAGAACTGGGGTTTTCAAATAAATTTCTCAGTTCCTTTAAATAGAGATCTTACTGACCAATGCCAACGCATAGCTGCGTTGCATGAACGAAATATGAGACTCTCGCAAGAAATGACTCGAGCACTTAAATGTGCCGAACTCCAACGGAAAGGTTTCACCTTCCGACCCAATACTGACACAGCCAAATTATGTGCTGATGTCGTACCTATCCAATTATTAACACAACAAAAGTAATGTTAGCACTAGCAAAACCATTCGTATTATCTGCACTTAAGTCACCAAAATTTAAGACTTTTGTAATCGAACTACTAGAAAAATTAGTAGCCCAGAGTGATAACGACCTTGATGACAAAGCATTAGCAATGGTCAAAAAAGGTTTAGGACTCTAATGGCTAACGTCAGTTTAAAAATCGGCAAACATAAAAGTCGTTCTGGCGGACTCACCAAAGCTGGTAGAGAAAAATACAACAGAGCTACAGGCTCAAACCTCAAAGCACCTCAACCGGGTGGTGGTCCAAGAAAGAAATCATTCTGCGCTCGCATGTCGGGTGTTAAAGGACCAATGAAAAAACCAAACGGCAAGCCTACTC